AGCCGGGCCATTTCAGCAACAGAATATTCCAAATATGGGGGCAGTGTGAGTGATCCAAACACAAAATTAGCCAAAAATTTTAAGCTGAAAGAATTTCTTTGCCCTTGCTGCGGGAAGGGTGAGGGAATAATATCGATGAAGCTTGTTAAAAACCTGCAAAAGCTTCGGGACTTAATTAACCATTATAGCGATATGGAAGTAAGAATAATCGTTGAAAGTGGTTATCGGTGTTTGAAGCATAATATCAGCAAAGCTATTGGCGGCGCACTAGACAGCAAGCATCTTAATGGGATGGCTGCCGATATTTATTTTGACTTTGCGGACAAAAATAAGAGTCTTGATTCTGCCGATATGTTGCTCATGGCTGAAGAAATACAAGCTTTTTGTGATGGGGGAATTGGCATATATCCAGAATCAGACAATAGGATAATCCATCTTGACGTCAGGGGTTGCAAGGCAAGATGGGTGCGTAGTAATAGAGGGTATAGTTCTCTTTCGGCATGGATAATTGGAGACTGCGCATGACAAAAGAAGAAGCTGAACTAATAATCCACCTATCTTACTCAGTTGGTGTTGAAGAGCTGGTGAAATTGCAGGGTAAGTCAATCAGGTACGAAGAAATACGTCAGCTTGGGAGAAATTGCAGAAATTCTCATGGTGAATTTATTGAGGCATCAGGCTTGATCAAGGGGATGAAACGAATATCTTTTATCACTATGTTAGACGAAGCAAAGAAAGTGATTGAAAAGGATAGAGAAGGTGAATAAAACACTTGAAAAAAAGAGTAAGGCTGATATAATAATAAAAAAAGTATTAGCGGAAGAACTTGAAAAACATCCGGGCTTTACGGGATATATAAAGTTCAATATTTTGACAGGAGGCGTAACAAGTTATGAAGCAACAACTTATACTAAGTTAAAACAAAATCAAATCAATATCGTGGCAGTTTAGTTAAAGCCAAAAAAGCAGTTTAGCTAAAGCCGTATACGAGAAAGCGAATTCCCAATTGAGGGTCAAGACGCCAAAGTATACGGCTTTAGCAGTTTCTACACATATACGCAGTTTGATTAAAGCCACACCAAGCGGACAAAGGTCTCTCCCTGTCTTCCGCCTGGTGTGGCTTTTTTTGTTTCCAGCCTCCGGGTTAAGGAGAAAAGTTATGGATGAAAAATTAGAAGCGTTATCGCCGGAATCGCAAACCGGGCAAGATCCTGACATAGAGCAGGGCGAACAATCTGACGTACAGACAGACCCGTCAACTGATGAGGGCTATTTAAGTGATGGTCAGGCCGGGGACGACGGACAAGGGGATGATATTGATGTAGATGATAGGGGCGTCCCCTGGAAAAACAAGGCTATGGAGTTACAGCGAAAACTCAGTGCCCTTGAGACCAGGCATGGAGCGACTGCCGGGCAAGGCGATAATTTGCCGCCAAAAGAACCGGCATTACCTCCTGCTGATGCAGGTGCAGGTGAAAAGGCTGCTGTTGACACACAGACACCTGAAATTCCAGATACTGCTGCTGAATTTGTTGAATATGCGAAGGTTGAAGCGGCTAAGGCAGCTACCAAAGCGGCCAATGAAGCATATCGCCAACAAGAGATACAAAGGGACTTGATAGCTAAATATCCAGATATCAAAAATCCTGCAACTCCACTTCATCAATGGACTGCTCATTTTCTGAACAAGCGTTATGACGGTAATCCAAATTTTCTGGAAGAAGCTGTTATGCGTGCAGCTCAAGAGTTAGACGTGCAGCCAGCATCTGGTAATAGTCAAAACAGTCAACAACAACAGAGGCCACTATCAAGAAATCAGGGGCCGCTACCATCGACTGAAAAAGGGGTAACAACGTCCTCAGCTAAAGGCGACACCTCAATTTTGACACCGTTGGAAATCCAGACCGCCAAAAGATTAGGCCAGGACCTCAAAAAGCTCGCTGCGTTCAAGCGGCGTGAATTTTTATAGAAGCTCGCGGGCAGCGGGTTCAGGCGCTAAGCACCTGTTAAGGTGTTTGCCTGAGAATCCCACTGGCTTCAGCCGTGGGAGTGTCATAGAAGTCAGGAGCAGAGAAAATGATTGAAAATGCAGATAAAAATTCAGAAGAAAAACTAAAACCCGGAAGTATTGAGGTTATGAAATATGTACCTCAAGACAGGACTGAGGTTACAGACAAAGACCCAAATTATAGCTATTACTGGGAAAGTCGCCGGAAGCTTCAGGAAAATGGCGGAAAACCTGATCGTGGCTATGAGGTTGTTTACGGGAATATGCGTGGCGGGGTTGCCCCTGGTTCAAGGAAAGAGATTGATAAGACTGCACCTCATGGTGAATCCGGGAACTTTGAAGGCACGGAAAGAACCCTGGGCGACCTTGTTCTAACCAGAAACCATAAGAATTTTCATGAATCACGCAAAGAACACTACAGAAAGATAAATATAGAATTGCTTAACGCAGCCAGAGACGTGTCCAAAGCAGAGCATTTTGACTCTATCAGAAATAAAAATATATCAGGTAGAAGGGTTATGATCCAGGGCGGTATTACTCGATAATTATCAAATTAAAGCTCGCGGGCAGCGGGTTCAGGCGCTAAGCACCTGTTAAGGTGTTTGCCTGAGAATCCCACTGGCTTCAGCCGTGGGATTCTCAAAACTATATGTTTTCAGGAGACATAAACTATGACTAACATGGATACTCCGTGTGGGGCGAAGCCTTACGGAAGGGAATTAAGATTAACACCGTATCCAAAATCATCAGGGGATTCGGTTGCTGTTTATCCAGGCGATTGGGTTAAAACAACCGCCGGATATATTGCTGCTGCGGCTGCCACTGATGCTCTTAGGGGCGTGGCGGCTAACTACGCAGCGGGGGATGTTGCTGGTGTTGTTCATGTTTGGGATGACCCCGATCAAAGATTTGTTTGCCAGGATGATGCTTCGGCAACACTAACACAAGCAGAAGTCGGAGAAAACGTTGACATTTTGGCTACTGCTGGAAATTCGACATTAAAGGAATCCAGGATGGAACTGAATGTTACTACGCACTCAACTTCTACATTCCAAGTTCGTATTCTTAAGGCCGCTGACAAAATTTACCCTGATGGGGTATCTAATGAGGTGGGTGATAATTGTGACTGGATTTGTCAGATTAACGAGCACGAACTTAAGAGCACTACTGGAACTTAAGGAGGTTAGCACATGCAAACCAGGTCAAGTTTAAACGATTTATTTATGGGCATAGCTGCTAATCTTCGGATGGTAACGATGGATGAGTACGAGGAAGAGCCTGCCGTATATAAGAAGATGTTCAACATCGATACGATTACCACACCTTTTGCTACAGATGACGGCTATTCTGGTGCTGGGCTATTAGAGGAGAAGCCTGAAGGCGAAGAGGGTGCTGTTGGGAGTATTACTCATATGTTCCCAAAAGTATTTACCCCTGTAACCTACAGTTTGATTCTAACGTTTCCTGGTGAGGCAATTGAGGATGACAGGCTTAGGATTATCGAGAAGGGATTTTCTTCTCTTGGCATGTCGGCCAGGGCTACCGAAGATTTGTTGGGAGCAGATATTTTTAACACATGCTTTACTACGACCGGGCCGGATGGCCTGACTTTGGCAGCGACAGATCACCTGTTAGGGTCAGGGTTAACGACTGGCAATTGCCCGTCTACTGGCATGGCGCTATCTTTTTCGTCTCTCAATATAGCACTGACCGACTGGAACACCAAGCAAAAAACGCACAATGGGCGAGTTATAGAGTTTAACCCTGCTTATTTGTGGGTTCCTCCTGCTTTACAAGCAATTGCTGGCGAAATCCTTAACTCTATGGATAGACCGGATACGGCAAACAGAGCAACGAATACGATCAAGGATGATTATAACCTTGAGAGAGTCGTATGGAAAAAGATCTCTGATCCTGGGATGTGGGGGCTGTTGAGCAAAAAAGGCAGACATCACATTAACGCTATTGTAAGACAGAAGTTCCGCACATTTGAAGGTACTGATGACAAGAAGTGGCTTGCCTGGGTGCGTGCTCAATTTCGTATGGTTTTCGGTTATAGCGATTGGAGAGGGTTTTACGCTACCTCGCCAAGCCAATAAGGAGGCGATGCTATGTTATCAAATTTTCCAAATGGCATTACTTCTTTTGGGATGCCAATATTCGGTAATGGGATACCGGCTACTAAGGGCAATGTCTATTTCGTAGATTATGGTTCCGGCAACGATAATTACGAAGGTACAGACATGGACAAGCCGCTTAAAACGCTTGCTTATGCTTACGGGAAATGCACTACCAATAACTATGATGTAATTGTCCTTATGGGTAGTTCTACGCATACCCTTACGTCAATGCTTACTATTGCAAAAAACAGGGTTACGATTATCGGCCTTGACGGGTCGCCGGGAAGGTATTATGGGCAGGCGGCTAAGGTTAGTCTTGGTGTAACTACCACGGCCACGGATATCGGAACTATCAAAAATACAGGCGTCAGGAATGTGTTTCATAACATTAAGTTTATAAATGAAAACACTGTAGCCGAGGGCCTGTATGGTGTAGTCGAGGGCGGAGAGTATGCTCAATATATGAATTGTGAGTTTTACAAGTCAACGGACCTTGATGTTACCGGAGCGGCTGAACTCGTAATGAATGGTGATAGTGCTCAATTAATCGGGTGCACTATTGGTTCACTTGCTAATCAGTTATCGGGAGCAATTATCAGGCCGTGTATTTTAATAACAAAAGGTCTTGCTGGTACTGGCAAAGTAGCCAGGGATGTAGTGCTTAAAGATTGTTATCTTTGGCGTAATTGTGGCAATGCTGCTAATCGATTCGTATACGGAGCTAACGCTGCCGATGTTGAGCGAATGATGATTTTTGATAATTGTAAATTCATCAATAATCCATTGGCTCTTGCTACTCCTGCGCAAACTATTGCATTTGCTGCATCACTTACAGTGGGAAGCGTTTTATGTATCAATCCGGCATCTATTGGAGCTGCTACAGCGTTATCTACAACTACTGGAGTATTCGCCATCGGACCTGATCCATCATCGGCGGCTGCTACTATGGGTATTGCAATTCAGTGCTCTTAAGTTGTTGAATAATATACTTTGCGGCCCGGGGGTTTTTATCGGCCCGGGCCGCAAAGTGAGGCAGTGTTAATGGATTTCGAAGCAATATACACTCAGGCAATGCAGAAGGCGCACAAAAGCCCTACTGTCGATACCGACCTGTTGACTATGGTGAAGAATTGGATCAATGTGCGGTATCACGAAGCATGGACACGTATTATTAACATTGACCCTACTACTGGCCGAGGGGAAACAAGGCTTATTACTACTGCGCCATATACGATCGGAACGGTAACGACTGACGAAACCACGACGATTACCGGAGATGGGACAACCTTCACGTCCGGGATGGTGGGCCGAAAATTCAAGCTTGATTCTTATGCTGAAATTTATGAGATTGCGGCTTATGTTTCCGCTACCGAGATTACCCTCGACAAGGCAATCAACGATGACGCCGACGATGAATTGTCTTACAAGATCTACCAGGACGAGATTGATCTACCTTCAGATTGCGGCCAGATTATAAGTATCGGGCAATATCTTACAGCGAATCAGTTGACCGGGATCGGGCTGAGAGAACTAAGAGACAAACAGTTAACTTATCCTGTTGAGGTTGATTCTTCTGGCTATGCAGATCCGGCTTATTGGGCTTATTTGGATGATTCTACAATCATAGTCTACCCGTCTCCGTCAAGGAAGATATGCCTGTTAACTGATTATACTATCAATATTACTGATCTCTCGGCTGCGTCTGATGTTCCGCTATTGCCTCCTGATTTTCACAGATTGCTTATCACCGGCGGGGTTGCTGATATCTATGAATATGATGATGACGCAAGGGCCATGCAGGCTAATTCAATGTTTGAATATAGTCTGGGCAGGCTTGTATCAAGGGTAGCCGGAGACACCGACTCCCCACGCCTTCAACCAGTAATTTACAGGTCTTAATTATGGCAAGTACCAGACAACGCATAAAAGTAATGTCACCATTCAAGGGATTGCTAAGCGGCTATAGTCAGCAGATAGACCCTCACTATCTGGTTACTTGCAACAATGTGATGTTTGATAAATTGGGCAATATTACTAAGCGGCAGGGGATTACCTTGAGTGATAAGTTACCCCCGGTAATGTCGAATAATAGCGCTGTTTCTGATGCTCAAACTGAAAGATGTGGATTCGGCCTGGATGATTTAGACCCTGTCGAGATGGTAACTAATGGCGGGTTTGACACTGCCAGCGATTGGAATATTCACTCAGACGGAAGCGTTCTTTGGGCTGTTTCGGGAGGGAGTATTTCTATTACCAACCCGGATGATCTTTCTTATTATGAACAAGACCTGGGATTGGTAACCGGCGAAACATATGAAATCTCTTATAAAATAGTTACGAATACAGCCAGCCTTGTTTTATCTTTGTATGGCGGGTTTACTTCCAGGATGCTTCCAAGTGAAGCAGGCGTACATACGCTTAGACTTGCTTGTGTTGATGACGCCGTTACTTATGATCTGCAATTTTTTACTGATACAGATACAGGCATTTTAACCATTGATAACATATCAGTAAAGCATGTTGCCAGCACTGGCAATACTGGATGGTTATCGTATAGCAGCCCTGATGTTTTCGAAGCTACATCAGCAGGTACACCAGATACAGGAAGTTATCATTTTCATGTGAAGCATACCGGAACCGGATGGAGAGGATTTACATTACAGAATTTAGTTTTTGAGGCAGGAACGGAATACACATTAACCTTCTCCCATAAATTAATTTCCGGGACTAACTGGGAATTAATAATTTACGATGGTGACGGCACTACGCAAATTTACAATACACAATATAATGAATATGCATATACAGAGACAATATATCAGTTCACCCCTTCAGTCGGCGGTGTGTCAGGTAAGTTATTATTTACCAATAAAAATTCTGCAAATGAATTTTATGTTGACAATGTTTCGTTGTCACCAAACCCCGTTATTAACAGCAAAATAGACGGAATGTTCAGATACATAAGCCTCGGCACTGTCGGAAATCCCACCACTACAAAAATATATCATGCCAACGGCAATCTATATGCTGTGCCAAATGGATCATATTTAAGTCTTGCGAAACCAATAAAAACAGGATTAACAGAAAATAAAACAGTTGATCATGCCATATTACGAGATAAGTATTTTTCGGCTAATGGTGAGGACTTGCTGCAATGTTATAACGGGTCGGCGATGGTAACGGTTACGCCTCCCGGTTCTGGCATTACAGGAACTTTTACACCATCGATAGTTGAGGTGCACAGCTTTTCTGTGTGGGCCGCTGATGTTAAAGGCAATCCTTCCAGGCTATACAAATCTGTGCCGCTTGACGGGACTGATTTTGACACTAACCTGACAGGGACGTTATCAAGTGATGGATACCCGCTGTCAGGGGCATCTTATATTGACGTGAGGGCCGATGATGGAACGGGAATAACTGGTCTTGTCGGTGATCATTTTGGGCAGCTTATTATTTTTAAAGAAAACTCTATTCATAGGTTGCTTGGGGCCACAAAGGCCGATTATGCTCTTCCGCCTTTTGGGGTTATCAATGGGATAGGGGCCATCAGGGGATCAATCGTAAGGGCTAATAACGACATATTCTTCCTAAGTAAAAAAGGCGCTCACAGGCTCGCTACGGTTCAGGAATATGGTGACAATAAGGAGAGCTATATATCACTGCCAATACAAGAATATTTTGATGGACTTGATAAATTTGTAATGACTAATAACTGTCAGTCGGCTCATTGGGCTGAAGTTTCTTGCATTTTTTGGTCATTGCCTATAGCCGGAGTGAGTCAGAATAATGTTTTGTTGGTTTACAACTATGCGATTAATGCATGGTCTGTGTGGCCAAATTTAAGCGTTCGATGCTTCGGACTGTTTAAGTCTGACGGCAGAAATACCATGTTCGTTGGCGATTACACAGGTCAAGTCGGCATGATGGATATCGGGCAACAAAACGACTTTAGCGAAGCATACATAATGGAAGCTGAGATTAAGCTTGATTTTGGTGATCCAGCCAGATCAAAAGGGTGGAGACGCGCATTGTTTTTTTATAACCAGACAGGTGGAACTATCAGCGAAAAGCACAGGGTTGATAATGACAGATTTGGCAGCACTCAGTCTATAACATCAACACAGGGGCATCCGCTTGATAGCTTTTTGCTTGATACTGACTATTTGTCTGACAGTGGTGACACTGAAATGAAATCAGTTGAATTAAATAAAAGTGGCCGGACGCTAAGCATAAATTTACAAAACAGAACAGTTGATGAAGCTATTGGGATTTCAGGAGTCGTGGTTGAGGCTGTGCCACAAGGATATTATTGAATAAAAGGGGCTAGGGATCATGACCTGAAAAGTGGCCTCCCTTAATCACCTGCCTCTTACTTTTTTTAAGGGATAACATTAGGGAGTTTATTTATGAGCAAAAATAAAAAAGTTAAAGCAATCACACAATTAATCCCAATCAATTTTACAGAAATTGCAAATCAGGATACCCGGACGGTTAATGCAAGGGATGTTTATCAGTTTTTGGAGGTTG